TGCTTGATCAAGTTCTAGATAAAAATGATCTAAACAATCTGGAAGGTGGCTGATATCATTACTTACTCGAGAATACCACGACATGGATTACTCCTCGTCGCTGTAAGTATCCCAATCATCATCAGTATCATTTTCGTCTTCTTCGTTTTCAATGACCATTTTGATTGCGTCATCAAGATGTGGATCATAGCTTAACAATGCTTCCAAGACGCTTTGGCTAACATCTTTTCCTAACAAGAAATCTACAAAATGATTTGCGGCTGTATCTTTATTTTTATCAGGAATATATTCTTTAAAAACATCCCACAGTTCAATAATCAGTTCTTCTTCCATTTTTATTCCTCAATATTTTCAGTAGTTGACGGAGCATCCAAAACTACTCCATTTTTAGTAATTTCTTCCATAATAGTAATCAAGCCGTCTTTTTCGTTTCGGTTCCATGCCTTACGGAATTGTTTGATAACTTCTCCGTCTTTAGTTGTATAAACAAGACTGTTGCCTTCTTTTTTCAACGTACCTTTTTCCTCAAATAGATCAACTAGTCCACTAAAAGGACTCATGCCAGTTGAATACGGAATCTCAACTTGTACAGCTTCAAAAGGTTTGGAGTAACGAGTTTTCATAATCTTACAGGCAGATCGAATACCGTTTACAGTGGTAGTTTTGTTACCATCCTCGTCAGTTTTTAACTTTAATTTACGCATAGCAACAACAATAGAGCTTGCATAAATGAACCCTTGCCCGCCACTAATTTTATCATCAGGGTCAAACATGTCTTGACTAGCATATGTGTGATTTGTACAAACCATACCCACATTCCAAGAGCCAAACATATTAACACAATTACGAACAAGACTTGTAAGTGCCTTGGGTTTGCGACCCATATCACCTTTCATCTCGCCTGCTTCAAACTGGTTAACATCAGTTGGGGTCAGTAACATTCCCAAACTATCAATTACAAACAGCACTTTAGGCCGTTCGGTATCAGGCATGACTTTGTATTCTTTCATGAATTCACTAATGGTTTTTGCCACATCATCAATCATGGCCATGTTGAGTTTTAACAACTTTTCATCGCTGGTATCTACACCCAAATCTTTCAACCATTTTTCATCAAGAGCGTTTTCGCTGTCAACAAGAATAACATAAATGCCCTGTTCCTGAGCTGCCTTAATGATATTACCAGAGCAGATATAACTTTTACCTGCACCTGATTCGCCAGCAAACACAGTTACTTTACCCAGAGGAACTCCTTTGTAGAAGTCGCCGCTGATCAAATAATTCAAGGCATAGTTGCCTGTTGAGATCCAGTCAGTTGGATCATTAAAGCCTATACCAAGCCCATCGATAGACTTGGTGATAGACTTTCTGAACTTCGAAATATCGAAGGACTTTGTCATAGTCTATCCCCCCAATCAGTTTGTTTGTTGACGCTTACGAATCATTGCAATGATATCGCTAGCACGGCTGCCTGCGTCTGACTTAACATCTGTGGATTCAGATTCAGAAACAACTTTAGGTGCAGATGTTACTACCGCTGGTGCAGGTTCTTCATCGTAGCTATCATCCATAGGAGATGTTGCTGCTGGCTTCTGTATTGGCGGCAAGCTAGTAGTTGTAGTGTAGTTGCTACGAAGCCCATCTGGCTTGTAGTAAGCACCCCAACGTTCCATATCAAATGCTTCGCCATCCACACTTGCTTCAAACATTTCTTTCATCACACGAAGTTCAACTTCAGTTGGCTTCTTGGGAAGGAATGTTTTTAAATCAAACAAATTATATTGTTTAATTGATGCTAGTTCAGATTCGCTTAGAGCACGTTCACGACGACTCCAGTTTGAGGTTGTATAATCAGCGTAACCGCCCTTACTAGTCTTAGCAATCTTGAAGTCCAAACCACGCACATAGTCCGTAGGCATTTCCTCAATTTCACTATCCATTAGTGCATTTTTAACAATGTTAAAAATTTGACTGCTCATGATGAATCGACGGATTGGATTTTCTGGAATTTTGTCTTCTTGCATCTTACTATCGACTACGAATCCTTGGAACAAGTAAGACTTCTTTTTCCAGTACTTACGACCCATTTCCTCCAAACTCTTGTCCTTGAACCATGGGCGGACTTCTGTCAAAATTGGACAAGTTTCACCCCACATTTCCATACAAGGAACTTGTACGGTTACCGGTTTACTTGCAGTATCGCCCTTGATACCTGCAAACGGCAATTTAATCATTGCCCGTTCAATCCAGAAAAAAGTGTTGTTGGGATCTGCGTCAGGAAGGAATCTGACGGTTGCTGTTTGTCCTTCTGCAATGTTCCAATGTGCGAAAATTGCGTTGTCGCCGCCACCACCGCTAGTGTTTTGTTGACTTGAAGCTTGCAGCTTCGCGCGGATTTCTGCTAATGTTGCCATAATGTGTTTCCTTAGTAATGTTAGATATTATGCCTCTTCTTTATAGCCTACTGACTAAAAAGAAAAACTGTGCATACGTTTAATATACACAGTTTTATTTATCTTCGCAAGAAGTTTCTTGCTGTTTTTTGACTTATTTTGTCAAACCAGACAATTTTAGAATATCTGCCATTTCTGGAACAATTTCTTTCGGATTTCCTGTTTTGTCCATAACCTCGCCCCGACCTAAATCTAATCTCATTTTATGATCTTCAATTCGCTGCTTGAGTTCTTTCATTTTACTAACGTTGTGCTGTGCCTCGGCTTGCTGATAAAATTGAGTTAATTTTTGTAGTTGCGGACTTGCCTCATAGGCTTGGTTGGCCATGTGGTTATTTACTCCCCACATGGCCGCAATCAAAGCAGCACCACCTAGCAGTTTAGTGCCAATGCCTTCTTCTGCTGACATGATATTATTTCCTGGAGCGTGTCCATTATCAGTCTTATCACCAATACCCTCAACTTTTGCTTTTACGTTACCAAGCAATTCTCGTAATCGAGCAAGGCCATCATCTTCAATATGCCCATGTTTTTGTTCCCAACGTTGAGAAAGTTTTTCCATAAACTCTAATGCTAGTTGTTCGCATTGATCGCCAACTTTATCTCCAAACATTTCGGCACATTTCTTTTTAACATCCAAAGCAATATTTGGAGCACCATTAAATGGACCAACTTCCGGATTGTCTTCATTAAATCGACTCTTGACCAATTTGGCAACTTCTTTAACAATGGCTTCACGAGTTGGCATTGTCTTGTTAGGCATACCACCCTGTTCTTCATTTTCAGCAGTTGGTTGTTCGGGTGCAGCTTGTTGAGCGTCGGGTGCTGGTTCATCAGTACCTGTATCAGTATCGCTAATGCCTAAAGCAACTGCTAGTTCAGGATAATTTTCATTACACCAAATTTTAAATACTCCCAATGCATCTGATTCAGCATCTACATTGGCCATGTCTTTTAATTTTTCTTCCAATTCGTTATCATCTAATCCCACTCCTTGGAAAAATTCAATAGCAGTAGTTCCAGCTGGACCTAATTTTAATTCTGGGCCTGTTTTACCCTGTGGCAATTCGCTAATGGCCTGTTTGAGTTCTGCAATTTGATCGACGGTCAATTTACCTTGCTCAACTGCTTCAGCCCATTCTTGGAATTCCATATCTGGACGACCCTTGCTAATCTGTCCCATTTGTTCAGAATCTCTGCCGTCTGCACCTGGCACATCAAATCCTTCTTCCACATAATCTGCTAGATCAATTTTATTTGTCTCGCTCATGATTTTGTGCAATAAAGGAAAATAGGCAGCAAGTTCTTCTTGGAAATTAGTTTGTGTAAATTTCTGTTTGTATTGCTCCATGGTCACAGCATCTAATGTTTCCATGCTAGCATCCATCATGCTGTCTGAACTAAATGTTTCCATCCAATTTTGGTAGTGATGTTTTTTACCCAATGCTGCCACTTGTGCTTTTAGTTCATTCATACGATGCATAGCACGTTCAGTAATTCCTGATGCATCTTGATGCAATGTAGCTTTATGTATTTTTCTTTGAAACTCACCCAACTTGGCAATTTCTTCACTCATTTGAACAATTGCTTGACCTGCTGGATCGTGAGGGACTCCGCCGTGGTCCACATGTTGTGCCATAGCAAACGCACCTGCTGTATGTATAAATGGATATTTAAAACGTTCGCCATCTGCGTTTTGAATATAAATTGCCTTGATATTTTTCTTTTGACTACGTGAGCCCGAGTATTCTTCATCTACTGGTTTACTGTGACGCACAATAACTTCTGTTTTGCCAGCAACTGCTCTGCTGGTTTTCTTGCTGCTTTTGTTGCTCCATCGACCTTCCGCTACATTTTCTCGAACTGGTGATAGCATAGCGTTGGAAAGATCTACACCTGCCGCCACTTGTTCTTTGCCCCAGGCAATTGCTGCACTGCGGCCAAAAATTGGTTTAGGATTAATAGGCTTCCCGTCTATAGTAATATTATAGGACGTGATTTCTTGACGATTACGCTTTAACTCGAGATCATCTAGCTCATGTCTTTCATCATCACCGTGATTTGGCCTTGTTCTTAAACTAGGTGCAGTTGGACTGGCAAATCCCTGATCGTATCCCCGATTTCGGCCGTATCCTGCTTCCGACACACCTTCACTTAATTCATCGTCACTGAATTCCATATGATCATATGGTCCCCATTTTTGACCTGTGCGACTGTCTATAGTGTCATCGTCATCACCATATTCGTAATAATCATCACTGTAGATTTCCACACCGTCAAAGTCTGAGTTATAATCAATGTGCATTTTGCGTGTTTTGCCATCAGGACAAACAATACCACGATTTAACAAGCGTTCTATATCTTCTTGACTTTTGATTCCTTTTTGCAAACTACCAGAATCAAAAGTGCCGTTGTACCAAGCACTTGCCAAAGTTTGAAAATAGTTGTCAGACCCGTCACCATTGCTAGTTGCAAATTCATTCAAAGGGCGTTCCTTCACATCTTGTTTATTCTTTTTAGTTTCATTCATTGTTGTCATATCTGATTCCTTGGGGGGTTGTGTTTTAGCCAAATGTTGAAAATCAGTTTTATCAAGATTAGCTTTGGCAATATCTCTAGTATCAAAACGTAACAGTCTACGCATGGAAAAAAAGCGCATTTCTTTCAAAAAGTTAAACCATTCTTTTTT